ATAACATTGCATCTGAAGCGTTCAGGTAGTTAACTCTGCCTGCGTTATCGTCTGCTGTATCACCAAAGGATAAAGACGAAATACCGTCAGTAGAATTTGATGTGATAGAAATAACGCCAGCAGCGTCACCAAAGACTGATAAAGCTCTTGTAGGCGAACTAGTACCAATACCCACGCGGTTATTCGTTGCATCTATGTACAACGTGTTCGTGTCAAAGTAGAAATCTCCAGAAGCAATCTTGGCTGGAGTAACACTACCGTCTGTAGGCGTATTAATATCTAGCTGGTTCATCGTCATCACTTCTACGGCTGATCCGTTAGGTGGTGCCGCAGAGAACGTCAGAGTCGTGCCTGAGATGCTGTAGGTGTCTTTGTTCTGGTAGACGCCGTCTATGTATACCTGCGTGTTATTTTCGTTCACAGGGGCCAGAGAGAGCGTCAGGGTGGTGTCTGATCCGTCACCTGTCATCGTGTCAGAGTTCAGGTTTGTGCCTGAAATGGCAGACACAACAGAATAAATCAGGATGTCATTGCCGTTAGCAGGAGCAGCACTAAACGTCAGCGTAGTTGTGCCACCCGCAGTAGCGATACTGTAAGCATCTTGTTGTTGGAAAACGCCTTCGATAAACACAAGCAGGTTATCTTCAGAAACCACCACCTGAGATAGTGCATATGCGGTAGTCGAACCATTCCCTGTATAACTGTCTGTAGCAAACGCATTAGCACCGCCACCCCCACCAATCTGGCCCCAGTCGTCCGTATAACCTTCAAACTGCTCAAGCGTGGTGTTATAGCGGAAATGCCCTGCCGCGCCAGAAGGACGCTGTGCAGTGGTTCCTACAGGCACATGGAAGGCATCTGTAGCAGAACCAGCGTCTAGTGATACAGCCGGTGAAGCATTTAGTACGCCTACTCGGTTGTTCGTAGAATCTACCTTCAGCGTGTTCGTATCGACTGTAAGGTCGCCTGAAACGGCTAGTGAAGTCAGCGTACCTACACTTGTAATGTTTGCTTGGGCGGCTGTAGCTAAAGTGCCTGTAATAGACGTATTTGCAGTAAGCGTTGTAAAAGTTCCCGCAGCTGGCGTAGCCGCTCCAACAGTTGTACCGTCAATTGCGCCTGCACCAATATCTACCGTGGGTAATACTGCCGTACCAGTAACGGTTAACCCTGTGGAAGTAATCTCAAGTTTAGTAGATCCACCCGTCTGTAATTGCAGATTGCCTGTTCCAGTATCATTGATAATGGAATTGCTAGCATTATGGTAAATCTCTAGATCACCGCCTGTACCAAAAATCGCTTTAGCATTGTCTGCAAACTCTAAGGCGCTATCAGAACTATCCCAAACAGCATTGGCAGAGGTGCCGGTGAGGGTTAAATCGTCGCCAGAAGAAACAATAATGCTTGTTCCGCCAGAGGTATTACCAGCCACAAGGGTCTCGGCCAAAGTATCCGTTACACCTGGATCGACCAAGGCAAGCGCATCAACAACCGCCGCCCCAGCCCCTGCACCATCAAGGTATACAACCGTGGTTCGACCATTAGAGATGGTTACATTTGCACCACTGCCCTGACTGATCGTGATGCTCTGTGAGCCGGTAGTCGCGTTTTCGATGAACATAACGCGAGAGATCGTGTTTGGGGCAACAGTAAGGGTTCTAGTGGCTGTAAGCGTAGCTGAAGAAGTAACCTTGAAGTACATCGCCCGTGCAGGGTCAGAAACACCGTCTGCAACCGTAGTCGTGGCATCAGCGTCTGAGCTAAAGCAGTCTTGGGTGTTGTATCCTAGAGCTTCACCAATTAACTCAAGGTTGGTGTTTGTGCTCGCGCCCCATGTGCCACTTTCATCGCCGGTGGCAATTTCTTTTAATCTAAGGTCATTAACGTAAGTTGCCATCTAAGCTACCTCATCCCAATTAGGGTTTTGACTGTCTGACAGCTCAGACCATCCTGGATCCTGGCTGTCGTCTATATTATTCCAATTTGCTTGCTGTGCATCATTTATAATGCCCCAGACATTAAAGTATCCTATCTCGCCTGTTGCAGAAACTCCCTCTAGAACAACAGTCTTGGGAATAACAACTTCTACATTTCCAACGGATCCTGTCGCTTCAACGCCCGTAGGAACAAGCGTTTGACCCAGGCCAACAGTAACTGTGCCGACTGCCGAAGTCCCCTGTACTCCAGTGAGCGGGACAAGTGCAGACCCCGTGACCGTAATCGAGCCAATCGCTCCAGTAGCACTAAGGCCAGTAACACTAGCATTCGCATCAGCGGTAACAACAACCGTTCCGACAGATCCAGTCCCTGAAACGCCGGTAACGGAAACAATGACGCCCGTTCCTTCGATGACCGTGACTGTACCGAGTGCCCCTGTCGCAGAAACGCCTGTGACAGAAACGTTGGCGTCCGCTGTAACCGTAACCGTACCAACAGAACTTGTACTTGCGACACCTGTAACAGAGACGTTTGCATCTGCTGTGACCGTAACTGCGCCGACTGCACTAGTTGCTTCAACGCCTGTAACAAGAACATTGGCATCGCCGGAAACTGTAACTGTACCGACTGCGCCAGTTGCCTCAACACCCGTAACCTCAACAGGTATTGCTTCACTCCACGGGCCTTCGCCCCAAGTGCCTCTGCCCCAGCCGGTAATATCTGCCACATATTACTCGCTATGCGATTCGGATTATTGCGTTAGACGCATCAGCCGCTGGAAACTGGATAGTAAAATCGCCATTTGTTGACGTTTTATCAGCACCAAAATCTAGCGCACAAACAGACGGATCACCTGCTGCAGATTCATTAAAGATCAACGCGCCGCGAGCAGTGATACTGCTTGAACTAAACGTCAAATCAGCAAAGTCTGTAAAAGCAGTGGTTCCTGAGGTCGTTGGGTCAACACGAGTTAACGCGGCACCTTTAGCGGTATAGCCAGTGCCAGAGCTTTCATTGGTTGCACTATACGCCGTGGTGCTTGCGTCTAATGTCGCAGAGCTTGTATACAACGCCAAGTTGAACGTACTACCGCCAGAGTTTTTAAAGTTGTGTACAGCCTCCATAAGCTCTTTCTTAAAAGACGTACACATTGCAGTCGTAATAGCCATTATAGACTCCTAATTATGTCTGCCATGTCTTTATGGCCTTGACGTTCCAGTTCAGCGATCATCGTCGTTCTGTCGCTTTTGATCGCTTCTTTTATGTAATGCAGAGCCGTAGCCCTAACCGCTTCTTTGAATGCTTCTGCCTGTTGCGCTATCAAAGGATGGCAGTTGCCTCCAACACTTACAATTCTATTTGATGCGGCATCTGCCCAAAACTCTGGCGCATGGCCCTTGTTCTGAGTTGTCTCAACAACAACACTTCCAACAGACATGGTCGATGCTTCAAAAAGAGCCACTGTTATCCCCTAGCAATATCGTATCTAAACTCATCTCTTGCGCCATAACCCTCGCCTAAACGCTTGAGTGCAGATGTAGCAGCCATAAATCTTTGCTCGTATTGAGCGGCTTCATCAGAAATCTTTAAAAATGTTGCTGCCTCGACCAAGGTTCCATACAACATTGCATCAGGGGCGTTGTCCGAAAGCCATGTTGTTTCAGAGCCAGAGGTTGTTGTTAATGACGCTGGGCGATACTTATAGTGAAGCTCAAAGCTGTAATTCGCTGCTGGCGTAGGGGCCAATATGAACGTGGTGTCGTCAAACAATCCATAATATCTTGTCAAGCCAGTGGTGGTAGGGTCTGGCGTATAATCTCTTATGAAAGAAACATGCTTAAACAAAGGATATGTATGTCGATTGTTATCAATCACTGCCAAGCTATACGACGCCAAAAAATCAGAAGGAGTCGATAGATAAGGGTTTCCAGAAGATGCGTTGCCTGTCACGTTCTTCCTAAAGACTGGAAGCTCAACGTTTTTCAGTATGCGCTCTTCGGCTTCTTGGATAAACGTATCAAGTTCTGACACGAAAGTAGATTCTGATGTCTCGCAGTAATCCTGGACCGTAGACTTTAAAGTCGCCAACGTAAAACTCATGTTATTACCACCGTTACTGTTCCTACTGACCCTGTCATTTCGTCGGTACTAAACGTTGATCCAATTGGGTCACCTGTAATAGACATCATTTGGTTTGCATCGATAGTCCTGACAACTCCCTCACCAGCAACAGTCCTTGGCGATCTGCTTGGTCTAGGAAATCTTAAGCCCTCAGGATCAGAAACGTGCCTAGGCGGCTCTAATTGAGGGTGTTTAGGCTCAAAGCACTCGTTGCATACACGAAACCCCGTCCACTCCTCTTTAAGAGCAGAATACTTGTACTGAAAGCCGCATCTGTCACAGATGGCAATCGCATGCTTGCCAGATGCAAAAGCCACTACGCTATCCTAGATCTCATGCTAGGAGATACCATTAAAGATGCTCTGCTTTGATCCTGGTCGGCAGCCCTAGCAAATTCCTCGTCATACAAACCTTTCAGCATTTGAACGCGGTCAGGTGCTTTCTTCAAAGCGATGTAATAAGAAAGACCTGCTGCTAAGCATGGATAAAATCTAAACGGAACATCGACTGTGTTCACTCCAGCGTCAGCATCTTCAATGCGAACTAAGCGGTTGATTATCAACTGGTCAGTTGAATTTTCAGACGCTGGCCAAACGTATAACCGTGGAGTTATTTGCTTATCCAAAAACCATTGGGTTGGCCTAGACTGAGTAGATTTATCTGGAAGATTCCAGTATTCAGAGCGGCCAATCTGTTCCATAGATATGTCGGTGGTTGTAGATCCATCTGTTCGTCGGATAACAACGTCAAGCACGTCAATTGTTGTGGCCGACAGATCGATAAACTGACTGCCCTGAGAAAGGGTTTCTGCGCTATTTGTAACAGTCCACTGATTCAGTCCTCTATTAGCCCAGTCAGCAAATAAGAGGTTGAGAGACCGTCTAGCAGTTACACCGTCATAGCCAGTGCGATACTCAAGGCCGCATCTTTCAAATGCCTCCTCTATGTACTCCGCAACATCTGGCTCGAAATCAGAGCTTCCAGAAGTAGTCATTAGTAACTCTTTAACACTTCGACAATTACAGTGTAAGTGTCTGTGTTGCTTGCTCCAATCGTGGTGAACTTCACATCGCCAGTCTTTCCAGAACCCGCATCATTTGGGATGCCAGAAAAATCTGAATAATCGTGATATCCATTTGAATCAGGAGAAAGACCAATGATCAAAGTATCTGTAGTGGCGTCGTTCAAAAGCTCAACGCCCATGCCGACGCACTGCCACCAGATTTTTGCCACAGCTACTTCAGTACAGGCAGCGCCAGCACTATTAGCCGAAAGGGCACTTACATCAATTTTGGTTACTGCTGACTCGCCGGTTCCATCACTAATGTTTGTGAATTTAAGAACTGCTTTGCGCTCACCATCTTGAATGGTTTGAGAAGTAACTGTATCAGCCATTCTTTATCTCCAATTAGGATAATGCAGCGCCGATAGCAGTCACCCAAGCAGCACCAGTGCTGATTACGATGCAGTATTCATCGTTGCCAGAGCCATTGTCAGAAACAACATACGCCGTTCCAGCAACAACGCTAGTCGCGGCAGGAAGATTTGCGGTGGTGACAACGGGAATTTGAAAGCCATTGTCCGAGCGGACAGGGCCGGAAAAAGTAGTCTTAGCCATTATAAGTACCTCTTACGAAAGGATTAACCCTAGTGTCTTCGTAACGTCCGCTGAGTCGGTCGCTAGGGCTGTTTTTCTCAGTTCATCTAAATCATAGGTTAACACCCAGAAAAAGAAAAGGGGCAACAATGTGCCCCTTATCTCATTGTTCCACGTGGAACAATTATGCGCCTTGAGAGCCGAACACAGCGCGTGGGTTACTGAAGCCGAAGCTGTATCGCTCGCGGGCCTTGTAACGCACGTTGCCTGTGTCGAAATCACCTTCCATAGAAGTTGAGATCGGGCTTCGCTCGAAGTGCTTGAACCCATCTGGGCAGTCGGTTTTGACAAACCAAGCATCAGTGTCAGTCAAGAAATGGTTCACTGCATAACCTTGCGGCAGCATGCCCATGTTCCTGATTGCGTTGATGTCGTTGTCAGCCGTAGCTACTCGTCCGGGAGTATCCAGAAGACGATCCGCCACAAACTGAAGCTGTGGTGGAACAATCAACTTAACGCCTTGAAGAGCCAAGATCATATTACGATCATCTACAAACGTGGAAATGCTGATTAAAGCATCTTCAAGCGAGGTCTCGTTCAGATCTGCGTAAGCTGTGGGTCGGTTTGAGAACGTACCACCACCAGCAAGGGGGTGTGCGTCATCAATCAACTCAACGCCATCGCCACCAGCAAAGCTAGAATTGAACGCATTGTTCAATACGTTAGCAGCTTTAACTTGCTTGGTGTGTGCCATGCTGCGCGCAAGAGCCTTCGTATAGCGCGCACCAAGGCGGTCATACAAATTATCTTCTACTGCTTCCTCGGTCAACGCGAAAGCAAGCGCAACAGTTTCGTGGGTGTAACGAGAAGTGAAACCCTCGGACGCTGAGTCGTAACCGACACTTTGTCCTTCAGACTTATCACGAGCGTTACCAAAGCCTACGATCAGAACTTCTTCTTCAAACGCTCGGTCTGAAGATTCAGTATCAAAGATCTCGGCATGCTCGTTTTCATAACGAGCGTATTCCATACCAAATAAAGCGTTGAGACCAGGCTCTAGCTCTTTGGCTAATTGTGCTCTTGAAATAGCCATTAGTTAGCCTCCTATGCTAAGCCAGCGCCTTTGACGCCGTATATTGAGTTTTGGATAACAACAAGCACGTTAGTGTTTGCTGCGCTTACGTCTGAATTTTCAGGGTCTCCTGAAATATCAAGGGCTTTAATAGGCAACGTAGTTGCTGTTCCGCCGGTTGAAACTTCAAGTTCAGCACCTGAAATGCCAGTCACCGTGCTACCTGCGGTCGTGTATACGATGTCAAAGTTACCGAACAAGTCAGCAACAGGGAAAGCCGCATCGGCTTGAACTTCGTACACAACATTCGGATCATCAATGATAAAAGCAATGATGTCTGAAGCATTAGTGCTTGCAGGGTAGTAGTTGCTGTAAACCTGCTCACCAGAGGTGGGGTCGGTGTACTGACAACCGTTAAACACACCAACTACAGGCACAGTGCCTCCGTCAGCGTGAACCTCTACCGTACCACCAGTAACCTGGGCAACCATATCTCCTTGGAAGATACTGGTCCCATAGTTAGCAGCGACCCGATATCGGCTTTGTCCACCAGTATAGGGGGCGCCGCCCACCATACGCACTGGACGCATTCCAAAAGCGGCATCTTG